CTACTTGAGAAGGGGGGGGGAGATGCCAGACCAAACTCATCTTCTACTTTTGGCGGACACATTACCAATCGGAACCGAGTCTGAAGTTCTTCATATGGTTTATACTTTACTGGTTCACAATTATCTAGATCATAAATCTGTTGAATGATAGAAGATTGATATGCTTCTTCCCCAATAGATGATTCCCGATTAAAATGGGAGGAATCGTAAGAATAAAATCCACTTTTCCCCTCATAGTGCATTTTTAAATAAAAATTAGCACCGTTATCAAAATCAAAAATATCTACTGGTGGTTGAGAAACTGCTGGATCCCCAGTCATGATGGCAGTGATTTTAGCCATGATTTTGGAACCAAACTGATACAAAAACACCTTTCCATTATTTTCGGGATGACTTACATCATTGACCACCAAGATATTCCCAATATAATGTAGTTTGCGATTACGTTTTTTTGTGTCTTCTTTTTTTTCTGGGTCGCCACTATTCCAAAGTTTAGTATTGTACTCTTTGACTGGATCGAGTTGTCCAATAGATTCCAAACTATTTTCAATATATTGCCCACCTACTCCAGTAAACGAATAGCTGAATGATGAAACAAATGGTTTTTCGGGATTATGTGAGGGCAGAAAGCGAATAATAGCGGAATTTGCCGCGCCATCCTTTTTATCAGGAGTAGTGATTTTCCAATAACGAGAATCAGTATACGCCGAACTCTTTGGTGCAAATGAATCAGTAATGTTGCTTAGACTAGTTGCGCGTTGTCTTGTTTTGAATGATTGTAAATCTAAAGCCATAATAGATATTTTTGTTTGTTGGAAGTTATCTTATTTTAACACAAAATTTGATTCTTTTGCAATTTTTGCCGAAATATTTGTTACCAATAAAATTGGAGAAAATATCATATTAGTAGTGAATGCTAATAATATAATCAGAATATTATTTTCGTGTTCATTATTATTAATCATGAACACATTCAATATTACTCCCGAAAGAATCCAAGCAATTACTAACATTAATTTTTTTTGTTTGTGTATACATCAATAATATCATATAAATGAATCTAATTATACAATTACTTTAAAAGTTTTTTTGAAATAGTACCATTATTGCTTTGCAAAATTTAATTCGTTATAATTTTTTCTTACAGGATCTATATTGTAGTTTAAAAATGGTCGATACTTGTTAATTTTATTCAATATAGGCGCACCTAGAATGCCCTCTAAGCTAGGATTATTTACTGTCCAGGCATTTATGTCATCTAACATAATCACTGTCTCTAGTGACAGTCTATCTGCCATATACTCAGTGATTATTTTTGGGTATCCAGATGTAGTTTGATACATAGTTTCACAATCTGGAAATTTTTCATAAAAATCTCTCATTTCTCGATTAAATGTTCTGGTGAGGTTGGCAATCTTTTTCTTATGATTGGTGTACGAATCTTGACATACATCACAAAAGGAGTCCCCCACCCAATATGAATGATTGTATTGAGTGAATTGAGACAGAAAGAATGTTTCTAACTCCTTATCACTATATCGATCTTGCAATCGAATGAACCAATACCGATCTCGATGTTTTTGTAGCGCACCTTCTGTAATTTTTGCACCTTTGTGTCTAAAATAGTTATAAGATTTGTTACAGAAATGGGTTTTGATCCCAATATATGTAATGTATGCCGTATATCCCATCATTGCCATAAATAATCCTTCCTAATCGAACAGTGATACTGTATTTGATGTTCTAGTGATTAAATTATCCGATTCGCATTCTGCTGTCATTTTGGACAAAATCTGCGGATTCAATAATTTTTTAACGTGGATCATTTCCATATTATACTCGATACAATAATTGAGAATTGTTTCTAGATAATTATCAAATTTATGTCGATTAAATTCGATAATATTATTAAATTTGTCCGCAATAAGTAGTGTATCTGTTAGTAACATATCTATTCCTTTTTTATTTAGCATGATTATTTTTATAATGATAATAATATTTTTTGGTTAACTCTATAAGTTCGCGATCAATTTGTTTTACAACAATTGGTGTGGTAAGATCACTACATGCGAACAATAATACAATTTGTGAAATCCATATTTCATACATCTCATAAATGCACATAGCATAGATACAAGTTTGTACAAAATAATTTTCAATCCATTCAATTGGTTTTTCTTTTTTGCTTGTCTTGAAGTCAATCACAGACAATACACCATTGTAATAGCCAACACAATCAACAGTTCCCGCCAATTTAAGTTTATGCGAATATAAAGTATGTTCAAGCAAATGTACTTTAGAGATCTTATTGATAGACTCTTTAAATTTACCAAATACCATCTTTTGTAATCCAGTAGAATCTTTATGATCTATTGGATTACCCAATAGATATTGTTCTGCTAAGTGATGAATATAAGTACCGTTGGCAGAAGCGACATCACATATTCGTTGCGCTTCTACTTCTCCTACTCGTTTCCTCCATTTGTTTAATTTATCCTTACCAAATTCCCCAACTATACTAGTAACTGATGGGTAATATTGACCAGATATGTCATAATGCCGCACCCCATCAATATCTATTCTTTCGTAATGCTGGTTATTCCAAAAATCCAATTCTATGGTCATAATTATTAAATTTAATAAATCTCGCCTAAAAGCTATTCATAGAGTTGCCCGGAGTATTTCTCTTGATGTTATTCATTAGATCCTTAAATCCGTCATCCATCTTTATCCCACCAATTTGCCCGACGGCATTCAGGATCACTGGAGTTTGTATTAAATGTGGATTGTCCTCTTTGTATTGATCTAATTCTGCAATTCGTAAGAACTTTTCCGTTCTTTCATGAGTATTAGTATCTCGGAAGCAGTAGGTTGGCATTAGTTTTATGATTTAGTACTAGTAGTCATTATTTAAGTTGTCATGCGTTGTAGGGCATTCTAACCCCCTATCAACGTATGTCTGATATGTTTATCAGAATAAAAAAGACGATTAAAGATATAGTGATAAATTACTTTATCACTAAGTATATCTTCAATCGCCGTCGCCACAATCCTTTTTTATTATAACACAACTTTACCAAATTTGCAAAGTATTTTGGTAATATTCTTTAATTCTTTTAGTTAATTTTCCATAAATTACTTTATTAGGTAATCCTGAACTGATAATGTCATCCTTATGATCTGAATCAATATCATCTAATACTGCGTCAATTAAACATTTGATATATTTAATGTCATCCATAGGCGTTCCCAATTCTTTCAATATCCGAAGTTGTTGTGCAACTCGGTTTTCTGATGAAGTATCTAGTAACCAAGTAACCATCGCATTAATATCTTCAATTCCTTCAATTTGTACTTTACCAATAGTAGAAACGTTATTTCCAGCATAGAAAGTTCCTTTCCCCGCTAGAGGATTATTATTCAATTCTACATTTTCTAGAATAAATTCTTTATTACTTTGTTTAATTAATAATCTCATATATTCTCCTACTAATTTACTATAAATATAATTAATACTTTATAACCAAAGGGGAAATGCCACGGTGGATTATTTAATGTTATTCAATTCATTTGAGGTAAACTATCACTATTTAAACCGATACTTAAAATTCATTATAAATTGTAAATCAGATCTGAATGATTACTCAGAAAATCATCATATTTTGCCAATAAGCATATTTTCTGAATTTAGATTAGAACCTAAAAATTTAGTAAAACTTACCGCCAGACAACATTTTATTGCACATTGGATTCTATCTAAAGTATTTACCAAGAACAGACAAAGATTTTTAATGTTAAAAGCATTTGGTAGCATGAGTAGAGTTGGTGAATGTAATTCCGGTAGATTAAATGTATCTTCTAAGTTATTTGAGCAAGCTAGAATTGCCAACTCAGCAGCAATGAGATTAACAAATCCAATGCACGATCCCAGTACCGTTGCTAAAATGAAAGAATCTTTTAAAATTTATAGACAATCTCCTAAAGGTGTTGAATTAAGAAAAAAACAAAGTGAATCTAGAAAAGGGGTTAATAATATTTCCCCAGAAGGAATCAAAAGACTCAGTGATTTATATTCAGGTGTTCCTCGTCCACAAACTAAAGAACACACTCAACTAATTAGACAAATTACTTCTCTTGGAGAATTTATTACACCTTTTGGTATATTTGATTCCCCAAACCAAGCATCGATGTCAGAATTAAACAAAGATAAATTATCCCGTTATCAGATTAATAAAAGATGTAAAGATGGTAGCAATGGATTTTCATTTAAAAGTAACGGAAGAGTTAACAAACGTGGTCTTCATAAAAGGAAAAATCAAAATCTTTAATATTATTTTGAAGACAGAGATTGATTAATTTTTGTTCATCTGCTGCCGTCAATTTAATCCCAGATAAATAATTAGTAATACCCAGACCAGAAAATTTTTCCCCTACGGACTTAAATACATAATCAAAATCAGTAAGGTGAGAATAAGCATATTTTGGTGAAAATACTAATCCTTCACCAATACCATCGACTCCAAAATATGCACCGACTGGGCAATGGGTTTCTACTTCTTTAGTATATTGTACCAATAAATCTTGTGCTGCTTGTGGATTTTTAAAATCAACATCTATCTCGTAAGTTGGAAAGTTGTCTATATGGTACAATCCTATCTCACGGTTTGGTTCAAATTCAATAAAGTTATTATAAAAATGTTCTAACTCATTGGGGTATATCACCTTGATAGAAAATACTATGAATGTTTTATGAATTTTTGATACTGCTACCCCAGACTGGACACCATTACCTATCCATTCTCCATATAGAACTACACTTTCTACATCAGCAAATGTATTAATAATATCATTTTTTACTACCTCTTGTATTTCTACAATATTAGCAAACACCCATTTGGCAAATTCATAATTATCATTATCTGGATGAATAATTTTTTTTCGAGATTGTGCATAAAAACTACCATCTTTATTGATCACAATGCTTGAGTTGGAACCGTTAGTTTTAATTCTTCCAATATAAGGTACTACGGTTGGCATGAATGTATCAAAGTTTTTTTGTGCCAACTTTACTACATTTCTAAATTGTGCGATCTTGGGAAATGGATAATGTACTGCTTCTGTCATGATTTTATCCTCTTAAAAATAGTTCTTCCCAACTAGGCACTGGGAATATATCTTCCTCGATATTGGTGATGTGGTATACCTTATCAAAACCAGCGGCATCCTCTAATTTAGCGACAAAGTATACCCCTTCAATCCAGTCTACTAATCCCTTAGAGACTTTATTCTTAAATTCCTCACTCAATGTGTGTAGTAGTATACGGATCAGTTCATTTTCATCCATAGAAGGACGACTAACGACCAAATATTCATGTTCAAAGCATATTACTTGAAAAATAGTTCTTCTTTTAGTCATGGACAAAATCTTTGAACCAAGATTGCTTTAACATAGCCTGATAACTGTTTTCTTTGATAGTATTCATTTTGTGCATATATATCAAAAATTGCTGTGCTTGTTTGTGACTCATTTGATTCACTTGTTTTTCAAATGTTATTTGAGCAAACTTTTGTTCTATTGTTCGATTATCATACGTTGTATCTTTATTTTCCATTTTTTTAATATAAAATTAATTGTCTATGTTCACGCCAACCTTTATATATACCCCCAACTCTACCACTATCGACATATGCAGCATGATCGAAAACGCTATAGTGCTTAGACCCAATCAACTTATCAACTAATTTTTTAGCAGCATCTATAGAACATTGCTTATTGTGATTGGAATAACTCAGCCATGCACTACGAGCGGCACACATAGTCAACTTGTCCCCCAAGTTCATCGACTCTTCTTCTGGTTTTATCCAAGGGAGATGCCAATCAGTCAATTTTGGGGAAGAATTGTTAAATAATTCTTCCATAATTAAAGCAATCCTTCTAAATTCTGGCTTTACTCCATCTGCACAACGTAACCTGAAGAAATATGGGAAATTAGTAGAGGTTACAATAATAGGGATTCTGGCATAACCATCTAATTGCGAATTAGTGTCTTGTTTGTGTATACCACTATAATTATTTTTTATATATTCAATATCACTATACATCTTAGTGAGGTAAGAAGAATTTAAGTCATCTATTTGCTTCCGATCTACTATTATATCACCAACCATACCAGGACGATCTGATGTCCAGATGGGAATATAACAATCCGCAACAATATTATCAATAAATTTCTGTTTATTTACCGCACGAGAAGAAAAGCTATTATTAGCAACAGTTCTTGATTTATTCAATTCCGCTTGACAATGCCCTTTCGCAAATCTATGCAGTAAAAATGATGTAATTCTATCCCCATGTTCACTAATACTATCTGCTAATATACTAACATCAACAATACCGTTATCTTTATTGTACTGAGTAATTCTCAGCAATTCATCCAACATTAAGTCTGGGGTCATTTGTTTTATTAGAATTAATAATTTTGGGGGAAAGAAGAAAGATATCTATATCTTTCTTCTTTTATTATAGCACAAATTTAGGAAATCATACAGATTCTGGTGAGTAATCTCGAATAATTTCTGCGTCAATTAATCGCTCTTTAAGTGGAGGTTCTTTCCATTGGATCTCAGGAAATGCTAATTTAATAGCATCAAATGGAATGACATACTTGCGAGTACCTTTCCAGATAGTATCAAATGACCGATTGAAAATTCGGATCAGCAGATCTGATTCTGATTCATGTAGAGATTCTAATAATTCGATATACAGCATTTCAATTTTATTTTGAGATAGTTGAGGGGCACCACCAACTATAAATCGATATAAATTTCGGTGTTCTACCAATAACCGAGAATGATCGGTGCCAATAGGGACTACATTAGGAGTATAGGGTGGTTCTCCTTCTGGTAAACGAAATTTCAATTCATGATTATAGATCAATAATACTAACGTTTTTAAGGCATCTCCATGAACAGAATTGCGAAATTCTGTAATTAGGTCTGCTTTTTTTTTATTCCCTACTACTTTAGAAATTTTAGCAAATATTTCTGGGAATAGCAGATCATTAGATGCTGGATTTATGTTTTTGGAAGTCATATGTTTTTGATTTTAGTAATTTTGGCTTTTTAGTCTTTTTGTATTCCTCTAAGATAGTCTGTTCTATCTCGTCTGGAATCATAGAGAAATCTATTAATAATTTATTTCTCCGATAATTATCTATTATATCACAATCCTGACAATATTGCTCAGGGTCTATATGAAATTTACTTAGAATTTTTTTGGTTACAGGAACCTGTCTTATTTTATCAACAAATGTATTGTCATCTGAATGAATATTAGGTATACCATCACTGCGATCACCTTTAGCTATATGTAATGATAGTAGTTCACTCAATTGTTCTTGATCATAAAAATTGGTTTTCACAAATTTTTCCCTTTAATAAAATATTTTTCTGACTATTATAAATACTAACTGTTGGATACTTTAATAACTGGACAAAATCTTTATCACCAGAGATAATCATAGTGCTAGTATTATTAATATATTCGTGTTTTGAGATAACTGCAATAATATCGTCGGCTTCGGCACCATCTACTTCCATTACGGAATATGAAGTATTTTTTAATGCCTGTTTAATCATATTGATGTCATTAAATATTTTTGACCAGTCGATTGTCGATTTTTTCCGATCTTCCTTTCTACTATACTTATAATAAGGAAACACGTCCTTCCGCCAGTAATTATTATTATCAAAACATAAAATTACTGACCCATAATTATAGAAATGTGCAGAATAATTCTGCAATCGATTAATATATTGATTTCTTACATAATCTACATCTATTGTGTCATATTGTTGTTGATTAATCAGGATTCCTATCAAAAATTGATTACTATCGCATAAAATACTCATAATTTTAATCAGCTTGTATCAAATATTTAGGCTAGTATTAAATTAAAATTTAATTGGTGCTTCCCATGTTACCTGATATAAATTTACTATAGGATCGTAATGAATCATTTTATTAATATAAACTATATAATCATTATAACACAGTTATTAATGTATTGCCAGACATCGCTAAAATGCTCTACAACGCACAAAAACTATAAATATGAGTACTAGTGTCAAATCATAAAAATAATGACCTTCTAAAATCAATTAGAAGGTCATTATTAAATTTAATAAATTCGTTAAACATCCTCCGCAAAGGATGTGTGATAGCTAGAGCATGATATTACCCCCCCCCCATTGTAATTAATTATCATCACTACAATGTTGGATATTTAATGACATAAGGATTGGGTGGTACTGCGACTGGTTCTACCACTTCTACTGGAACCTCAACTACTTCTTTGTTATATTTATCAATAACTGCTTGGATTTCGTCAGACTCTTTCACCAATTCGGCAACGCGCTTACGCAATTCAACAACTTCTTCTACATCTGTCGCTGGAAATGTTTCTGATTTGATTTTATAATATTCGATAATAGTAACAATCTTTTCTGCTTTGCTTGACATAATGATTTATTGAGTGGTTATATCTTTATTTATCTGTTTTTTAGTTCGTAATTTTCTTTAACTAATTCCATAAAATGATCTAAGGTTATTACCACCAATGCTTTCTGTCTAGACTGTCTAAAGATCAATACCGGATTAGTATTTTCTTTGATATTGGTGATAGTCTGTCTCCACCACGCAGGTATTGATAATTTTTCGTGCCGCTTCGCTTCGATGCTATAGGGAAAAAGTCTTCTGGCTTGGGGGGAGAGTTGTATATCTTCGCCCTGTTGTCCCATACCTGTAGATTTCACATCGTCGGGTTCTAGTGTGGGAAATGCTTCTAATATTACATCCCTAATATCTTGCTGAAATCCACGCCCCTTGGCCTTACCAGAACTGGTCTTCATATTTTTAATTAATTTATAATATTTATTTTAAATGTGTGTCCAAATTTTTCTTGTGATTATTGAAGAAATATTAGGTCTAGTAATTTTGTGAAGATAAAAGTATTTTTTAGTTGAGATAAATAATATCGTACTAAAAAATAATATTTATATTCATGAAAACAATTAAAGTACCAGGATTATCTAAAATTGTAGCATTAGATGCTCCAATATCTCTAGAAAGTCCACATTTTACTTGGGCGGAAGCCACCAAAGGTGGTACTAGAATCCCTGAAAATGAAACTATTACTCGCAACATTATACGCATTGCTACTGCATTGGAAGATGTTCGTTCGGACTTTGAAGATCGTTCTATTACAATTACCAGTTGGTATAGACCACCTGCCATTAATCGTGCCGTTAATGGTGCTAGATTTAGTAAACATATTGAAGGACATGCTGTAGATATTATTATTTCTGGGGTAAATCCTCGTGACGTAACCGAAAAATTATCTAAAACATGGATTGGTGGCGTAGGTGATAGTAGTGTTTTCACTCATCTAGATTTAGGGGATAATCGTCGTTGGGTTTATGGGGGGTGATGTGCGTCCAATTGCACTTAAATTATTAAATGGCACTCATTTGGTGCCATTTTTTGCACGTTCTTCGTAATATTTTTTTCGAGACAATTCTATTTCTTCGTGTTCTAACGGATGTAGATAATGTTGTCCTCGTTTAGTTTCGTCATCGTGGTCATGAGGATGTTGTTTAATTATTCCATACTGAGAAGTTCTATTTCCTAATTTACCAAAACCAACTTTTTGATATAGTTTTCCGCGTTTATTACCACCTTCGCCATCATCATCTTCATCTGGTATACTTCGTAGCACATCGCCAGGTTTTGCTACATTTTTTACAAAATGTTTTTGTAAGTGTATGGCATCTTGTACAATTCCTATTTTTTGGTTTTTATCCATTTTTTCAGTGTCATGATCTGTATTCCAAGATACACCATGAAATGTCCCTGAATAATCTGGAGAAAAATGATTTGGGTGGTTATACTTAGATGAATATGCGTATTTTGTTAATTTTGTTTTCAAATGTTTATTCTTTTCGTCGTGTTCTATCTCACTGGATGGTGGTCTATCTCCACTTTCTGTTAGTAGATAAAATACTTTAACTGATTCTACTAATTCTCTCATATATGCGAATCCTTAATTAATTTTAAATGAGATAATACATATTTGGAGGTATGTCTGTCACCAATAATTATTTTCTCAATAACGGGGAATAAATCAACGATTGGTTGATACTCCGCACAAATCCCAGCCTCTACCAAATCCAATGCAGCATACTGTAATGACCCCTTCTCGCTGCTAATAAAATTTAAACAAATACTAGTGATAATTCTATTTTTTTCTTTATCTTGTTCCTTATATACCCCATAAACTGGTTCGAGCATTCTTAATAAAGATACTAATTTCATCACTGCATAATGAGTACCAGTGATCCAGTAATCTAAATTATTAGACATCCTCAAAAAATAAATCAGTTCTGTTATTGTCAATAATTCTGGAGTATTGAATAGTTTGTCTCTAACCCCTTCACAATCGCATTCAAATTCTGTTAGATCTTTGATCTTCATCAATTCTTTGATCATTTTTATATTTTGATAATAATAATCTTATTTATAATTTCTGTGCGTTACACAGCATTCTACACCCCTCTCAGAGCATGTTAATCAGAGCAACTCCATAATTGCTCTTTTCTATAGTGATTTATGAACAATAATTACAATTCAAAATTACTGAATTGCCCTTCACTTATATTTTTGTCAATATTACCAATTTGGTATGATAAGACCTCCGTTTCTTGTGGCGCGACACTTATATTAGAAGACTTCAGATAATTATCGATCCAGGGCAAAGGATTCTTGACAGAAACATCGTCATACAGTGGCTTCATATTGATCGCTTTAAGTCTACGATTCGCCACAAATTTAATATATTGTGATAATAGTTCTACATTCAACCCCAATATACTACCATTTTTGAAAAGATATTCTGCCCACTCTATTTCCGCCGCTACTGCTAGATCAAACATAGTATATACCAATTGTTCTTCTTCTTTAATAATATTAAGAATATCTTTATCCTCACCAGCTTGCCAATTCTTAATAATAGTTTCAGTAAGTCGAGTATGACAATTGCCCCCAACTGAAACCTTTTCATTATATCTAACAAAAAATGCACCAGAAGGAACAGATAAACAATAAACCTTGCCACTATAATTTTGTTTAACCTTCTCTGTTTTTGAAGTAATATGAGAATTTCTAGTAGTCAATACGTTAATATTATACCCAACATATTTTTTTGACGGGTGAGTATGATATATTTTCCAATTACTAATAGCAAACACTTGTTGTAACTTTTTCAAACTCTTAGTATGATTGATAGTAAATTTAAACTTACCAGGAACGGAAGACATACAAGATTTGTTACCATTCAACGCCCTACATAAATTTATTAAATTTTGTGCCCATAATGTAGACTTACCCTGGATATTCACCCAACTAAAATATTTTTGTAAAGAAGCTGTTGGTATCTCGCAAGTTATGGTATATACTCCAGTTTTATATGTAATATAGTAATCGTAACTAATTCCTAATGCAACTAAAGATCTACCCAATTTACTCCAATTAGTCTCATTTTTTACATTAAACTCCACCTTTAATTTATGTTCTAATACTTCTAAAACAGTACCACAATATTCAGTGTATATATTTAAAATTTCTATAGGACTTAATTCTACTGCTCCTGCTAAAACTATACCACTAACCACAATTGCCTTACTTGATGTAAAATTAGTGGTAGCTGCTACCGATTCTTTCATTCTGCCTGTAAATAACTCACGCCACACCATTCGATGATCGGCAGTAACAATTTGTTCAATTCTGCCGGAATCGTCTATAAATTGATATACATCACCAATATATTGTTTATTAATAATAGCAGTGGGGTGAACAAATTCTACTGCATTATTGTTGGTGTATTGTGCCACTTTATCTTCTTTTGTAATATCTTCAATTAGTTTCCATCCAGTATCCGTCAAAGCTTCATGTCCAGTGGTATAACATGCTTCGTCTCTGGCAATTAAACTAATAATATCAGAAGAACCAATCATTTTAGCATTTTCTGCAAAGGCAAATGAGCAAGCGAATGATGTATAAAATCTAATACCTTCTAAGATATTCACATTCACTATAGCTAGATATAATGAACGTTTTAATTCTAATAATGTTTGATTAGCGGTAACATTACCGTCTACTAATAATGTCTTTATACTAGAGGTATTCCAACTACTAGAAAAATCAATAAACTCATCATAATATTTAGTGACTTGTTTGGTTCGCTCTACTATTTCTGGAATATTCAGAATATTATCAAAAATTTCAGATGGCTTATTATATACATTCTCAATGATATGAGTATATGATTCCGAATGAATAGTCTCAAAAAATCCCCAAATAATTATATTTTTTTCTAATTCTGGTAGAGATACAAATGGCAAAAATGCTAACAATGTACTTCTAGATTGCACACTATCTAACAAAATTTGATATTTTAAATTGGATGTGTAAATAAATTTTTCTTGTTCGGTCAAGTTTGAATAGTCTATTTTGTCTTTCTGTAATGTTATCTCCGTCGGACTCCAAAAGTATGATTTTTGAGTCTTGTATAGTTGATGTAACAGAGGATATCTATACTTATCGTATCGTTGTAAATTTAATTGTTGATCGAAAAATTGAGTTTGCTTCGTGAAGTCGATTGAGTTGTCTAAATTTATTACTGACATGTTATTATTAAATTTAATAATTTTAATAAATCCCACTAAATTTAGTGGGATTTAGTGGGATTTATATTACCTAATACCTTTTAAACGTTACAACTTTCGCAACTTTCTGTGTCATCATTAATGATCATTGGTGTGCAATACTTACGTTTATGTGGAGAAGTGGACAGTACTTCTGTCAGCAATTCTGGCTGAGGAATTGGTAATGGGTGTGATGGCAATATTTCGGTTAGCAATTCTGGATGTTGTTCTGGCATGGTTCTTGATTTATATATTGGTGGGTAATTAATTATTTATCTATTTTAACACATTTAACTGGATTATTCATAATCATCTCGACCGTCATTTGAATTAGCATAATACAATGTTTTTAATCCCATCTTGTACGCATATAAGACATCACCAATCATCGTACCCATTGGTATAGTTTGGTCTGAAAACCATTTAGGATCGTAATACAAGTTGGCTGAGATAGATTGGTCGAAGAATTTTTGAATTACGGCACAAATATTGATATATCCTGTATTTGTACTTTTTTCCCAACAATACTCATAATTATCTTCTAATTTTTTAAAATCTTTTACTATTTGTCGAATTAATCGATTCTTTGACTTTATGATTTGTAATGGTGCGCGAGGTAGTTCGATTCCATTAGTACTGTTACTAATTACAGAAGATGATTGTACAGGCATCACCGCAGAAAATGCACTGTTTCTGAGTCCATTCATCAAAATTGATTCTCTCAACCCTTCCCAATCCATATTAAGATTATTAGGAACTACATCATCTACACTTTTCCTGTAGTGATCGATAGGTAGAATTCCTTGTGAATATTTAGTTTTATAAAACCATTTACATTCACCTACTTCTTTGGCTAAGTTATTAGATGCAGATAATAGACAAAACATCTGCATTTCTGCAAGATCGTGAGTGATTTGCCACAATTCTTTATGATTATATGATAAACCTAATCGTGCAGCAAATGTTGCATAACCATTAATCCCTACCCCCAAATATCTTGCGGATTTAGTGGCTATCTCTGTACTAGGGATATTGTATTCCTGTATGTCGATGATCTGATTTAATGATCTGATCTCTAAATCACACCATCGTTTCATTTTGATAAAGTTATCTGACATGTTGTCAGATAACTTATCCCAACTGATTGCGCCTAATACACAAGATGTGATGCCTGGTGGCAGTCTGTCAATTATCTTTACATCATCTACTAATGTTTCGGTATTAGGATCGAATTGGCGGTCTGTTGCTATGCGGAAGATGTCAGTAGTCATATTTTTAATTATCGTACGTTGTAGGGCATCCTAGAGGGGTCTGAGAGGATATTAGATAGGAAATTCAAGAAACTCATTGTCTTGAGATAGCTTAATAAATTCGTCTAATTTATTATTCTTAACTGCTACAGTATGTTCGTGAATTCCAGTATCATTGATATCGGATATTGGGTGACTTGGCTGGATGATTTCGACACATTGCCCAGAGAGAATCCCATTTATTACCATTCTATTTCTTTTTGGTTCGGTAAGACAATAAGTATCAGATAATCTTTCGATATTATGTGTGCTATATACCCACCAATCTCTATGATATTGATGTAAAGTTATATCAGAATCAATTAGAAATTCTGGAGGATTCCAATTCTGAATATATTGCCCAACAATCAAATCGTTTGCACGAACTTCAATTACATCATTACGGGATTGTATAAAAAACTTATGATATTCTGTACATTCTATGTTATGAATATTACCTTTATCATCTTGGAATTTAATATTGATTAGTTTCTGATCAATTCCAGTTTTTCTTACTACCGTATCAGACCACTCCCATCCATTCCATATCGTTACTGATTGATCTTCTAGCGTACCAATTGGCAAATATCCTTTATTGGTGAGTAATAATGTTTCTGGGGCAACACACAAGTTGCTCATATATACTCCGTCTAAGTACGGAGAATGTGTATTAGCATGATCGACATTCATTATGTAAATCCGCGCCGTTTCAGATCGTTGTTCCATTAGATCTACAAACAGTTTTTGCATAGATACAACTTTCTTTCTCACCCCATCCTTTTTCTCGTAATATTCATATAATTTATCAAATGCTGGGGTGCCAAAAGCATCATACAATCCTGGTGTATCACTATTACAGAATAGTGTGATATTTTGGTTATTTATAAATCTCTTATAAAACAATTCTGAAATACAAATACAGTAATCAAGATGCTTCACCGAAGATACTTCATTTGCACGATTGTTCTTGAGTTGAATGACTGTTTCGATCTCGTATCCGAAAATATGGTAATAGCAGGTTAGTTTTCCACCTCTCGCCGCCTGACTAAATGCCTTACCTGTCGATTCAAAGATTTTCAAAAATGGGACGATACCAGGATGAATAACTGTACCATTTCTGATACTACTACCAATAGACCTCATTCGTCCCACATTTAAACCAATACCACTAGATGCGGCAGTGAGCATAGCGGTAGCTTGATTATTAGCAGATATAGATAAAGTAGAATCGTCACAATCAAGTAAAGCGCAATTGTGTACAGATAATCCAGAAACTACAAAACTTTCATCTCCAGCAATTTGTAAATCATACACTATATTATCGTCAATACTATTAATAATTTTAACGCTTTTTATTTTAGTAAAATAATTGTCATCTTTCCATATCCCATAAGCGTATGTTTTACTAGTATAATTTACTTTATGTACATCTTTACCAACTTCCATAATAAAATCATAATTTGCACTTCTAGGAAAATATATAGTATACACGTCTTGGCGTATACCATCATTATATTTTTGCACATTTATAGTTGGTGACAATTTTAATCGCAAAGATATATCAAATAATTGATAAATTAGTTGTTTATTAGACAACCCTACCTGCAATCCCTGCGAATACGCACAACCATCTCCCCGAATTACTCCAATCAGTAATTGCTTTTGTAATTCTATAGAAGCATTCATTAATTCATAACAAATAAACTTTTTATCAAATTTATTGCTACACAGCCGGATAAACAAGTTAGTAATAATTTTAGAGCATATACTAACTTTAGTACTATTGTCGTAAGGATTATTAGAGGGAATTACTGTATACCCAAATACGTTTTGAATAATATTTACACAATCATCAATAATATATTTATCTTTGTTGCCGAAGGTAAATCCCATACTGCCACCATCAGTAGCATGTCCTTCCGCCAAATAATACCCAATTAATCTGAATAACTCTTCATTCAAATAAATTTTATTAGGTACATACCATATATCAGATCTATAACTTTTGTAATGTATCAATCCTTCTTCATTGATATCGTATCGACTACCAATATCAATTATATCTGATATAATTAAATACTCAGTATTTACTACAGATTTATTGTATGCCACATGTACCCAATAATTATCATCTAATTCTTTTGCTGGTGTCCATTTTGGTTCAAATAAATCATTTTTGTATAAATTAATACAATCTTCAGAATATTGTCTGGGATATTTCTCACAATATTTATAAATACCCTGACTGCATATACAAGAACGATGTTCAGAACCACGAATACATCCGACATCCTTAGCCGCAAATATTAAATGATCATCAGTTGAAACAAATTGATCATTCAAAGTAGAATAAGTATCAATAGCTACATATTTTTGTTCAAAATATTTAGCATTCGTAGCTAATACTGACATCATTCTTCCAGCATGAGTCAACACCATATTTCCAACGGAAATAGTTTCAATTGGCTTTAATCCAGTACTTGTATGCACTAATTGTCCAGCAGGAAAACAGCTAGAAAAATTGCGTTGTTTAGTTCTCACGCCACTCATAATAGGCGTAGGGAGATTAATTTCATGATCGGAGATTGCATGGTAGTAATCTATAACCGTAGCTAATCTAGTTTCTACTGGATAATCATGAAATACTGTGGCGGCAATCAGCATATACGCATACTGCGGAATCTCATATACAAATCCAGTAGATCTGTCTTGAATTAGATACTTATCAATTAATTGTTGTAACGACGCATATGTAAATTTATAATCTTTACTATGGTCAATTGCTTCATTTAGTACGTCCCAATCTTCTTTAGAGTAACTGTCAAATAAGATAGAATCATACTTGTTTTTGAATCTAGTGATATGGTGATATATATGTACTAACCCAAATGTTTTCCACTGTGGATATAAAGATTTATATAGTCCAAATAGTAGTAGTCGTGCTGCCACGTACTGATAGTTTGGTTCTTCGATAGTAATTAAATTATTAGCAGATGTCACTAATAGATTTTGAATATATTCTGTAGCAATCCCATCTGTTAATTGAATTTTACTATTCATTACTACTAATGAAGGGGACACATCGTCAACCCCTTCACATGCACGAAATACCATTGTATGAATCTTTTCTAGATCTAATGGTTCTATGCTGCCATCTCTTTTAAATACTTGCATTATTTTTTACTGTTGTGGGTTAATATTTAATCAAAAATTTAGTCTTCTGATGATTGTATAATCAAAGTGAATCATCTTAATAATATAAAGTATTTAATTAAAAATTAATCTTCGTATACTTCTAAATATTTTTTAAAAGTGTTGTCAGTTAATAAATCTTTAGATACTAATACCATCATATTAATTTTTTGCAAATATTTGTATAGTCGTACTGCATCTTCCATTGAGATATTAATAGTTTCTTTGTGACAATTATTAAATTTAATAAAATATAGTCTGGCTAGTACTCGATACGGTTCGCCCATGTTACAATAAGCTAAACTACTCAATCCGATTTCTACTAATTCTTCATAGTTGGCATAGTAGAATTTAATATGGTTATTTCTATCAGGGCAACAATATAACGTGCTGCGTGGGTCGCCTTTTAATGACGGATGATCGGAAAAGCTGAAAATTGGATCTAACGATTTCATTTTGTGTCGTAATGCTTTGTTCCTTTTTATTATAACAGACTTAGTGAGATTATGCCAACCTAATCGGCTTATCCCAAGTAAGTTGATTCTCTATGTGTGCTTCAATTAGTAGTTCTAGTTTGATCTGATGTTCTGGTTTGAATTGGATAGTTAGATCTGGCAACCAATTAGGTACTTCTTGTAAGTATCGTTCAGAAGACACTAATCCTGACTTTACTCCAAATTGGAAATGTAAGTTTTGTAGATAATCAATAGATTGTGAACCAAAAGTTATTCTCTTACCATTTACTCTTGGCATAGCAATTTTTGTTTGATAACTGCCAACACGATTATCACGATTATAGTTTATACCAATATCTAGTCCAGATGACTTCTTCTGTATTGATGAGTTGAACCAATTAGTGACTAATTCTAGATTACATAGCTTATTATTATTAGGATTGTCATCTAAATGATTGAGTACATAGTTTTGATTAGTCTTTTCTCCATATACTAGTTCATAGATTTTTACATTTTGCCCATTTGTCCTTATATCAAATCTACTAGTGATATTAATTACAACATCATTATAACACAATTATTTAATAAAATTACTAATTTCTAATTTCGCTCTCGTGCCAGAATAATCATTATTTATAACAGGATTAATGTCAGTACCATTAATGAGGCAATCATTAATGTCTTTTTCTTTGTAGGATTTGTCCCAAATGCAAACTGAATGCCCCAAATCCACTACTTTCTTCATTTGATTAACAATCTGTGTATTATATGGTTCATTGTCATACAGAAATACAAATTTAGTGTTGGATTTGGAATTCAGAAAATCTAAATCTATGCTAGAACCTAGCATTGCGATACAATTTGGGACAAAAAGTGAATCGTACACGCCCTCCACAACATATACTGGCTTATTCCAATCAATTAGATCATGACCGTATATCTTAGGAGCGTCCGCCAGCATGATTGTGATGTACCTAATTCCCACGGATACTCCCAACAGTCTCGCTTGAAACCCTACTGCCTGATCATTTATGATCAACGGTATAACAATCCTTGATTCCTCCTTATCTATATTATTATAAGTGTGCTTATACTGATTTGCGAATTTTTTCCAATTCTCTGTGTAATAAGCATTTCTGAGAAATGCTTCTGGTACTTTGCGATGTTGCAAATATAACTTGGCAGCGTGATTCTTATGAAGTTCTGATATAGTGGGTAATTCTTCAAAGATGATGGGTCGATATATTCTATTAGGAGACTTAAAGGTAACTATCCTTTTAGTTTCAGGTTGAGATGTATAATTGCTGTACAGATATTTGTGATATAAATCAGGAAATGAGTCTTTCAAAAAATTATTTAAAGACTTACACACTCCGCAGTTGTGGCACTTGTAGATATAAGTCCGCTCTTTAGACAGAAATAGGTAGCCTCTAGTGATGTACTTATTTTTGTTGCTATCTCCACAAATAGGACACCTAAATGTATAAGATTCTCCAGTTTTTTTGAATTTATCCAATACTAAAGACAAATCGCTTATTATATCCATCTCAATTTACTTTTGTTTGTTCTTGTATTTGTGGTTTGGGAGTAGATAGTTTTTCTGGGGATAGCCATCCAGCAGATGCAGCTATCCCTAAAAAAAACACTAATGCGGTGACAGACCAAGTGACAATTGTACGAAAATTGTACAACTCAACCAATTTATTATTCATATCGGTCATATTAATATGAATCATAGATATATTATTATCTTGTTTCAAATTCTGAGCATCAATTTTTTGAGAAATATCTTTTAGATCTGATGCAATAGTTTGAGCATTAATGTCTAAGGTATTAATTCTGAGATCTTGTTTTGTTACGAGAGTAGCAACTTGTGCGTTGTTCTCTACTAATTTTTCAATAACTTTTTTAAATTCTACGGACATTTCCTTTGACAACCCCTCAAAAAATGCCAGCTTTTGTTCTATAAAGTCTACTCTATTATCTCTATTATTATTATTAAACATTTCTGATATATGTTGATATTAATATATATTTATCCCCCAATATATATTTTAATATAATTATTATTGCATCATATTCAAATAAATTAAATAAGATCATCATTCTATTATACACTAACTCTGGACGATTTTCAATATTTTTATCAAGATACTTAGAAAATGTTCTTATTAAGCCGAAGTCTGCTAAAAAAATTGTTCGATTAGCAGACTCTTTTAATAGATAGTTCTCTAACGCATATATAATCAGATTATTTTCATTTAATGGGGACACTATTTTTTGGTAGATACGTTGACATCAGATTTAGTAGATTTAACAGGTTTAATAGGTTCCATAACCGGAACTATTTCAATAGGTTTAATAGGTTCCATAACCGGAACTATTTCATCATTAAGATTGACTGCTACTAACAATTCATTCCGATATCGTGTAATACCTTTCGACACATATTTATTTATATACCACCACCCAGGAGTTTTAATTCCCATTCCTTTAGTGGCATCTAGTGTCATATCTTCTAATGTAAACAATACCAATTCACCATATTGTTTTACCTGATTTTTTATATATCCAGGTAAAATCTTTATCGTTAATTGGTCTGATACTAGTTCTCCAATCGCTACATATGGTTTATACAAAATTAATTTGTCGTCACCATCAATTTTTTCAATTTGATAATCTACTCCCATAATACTCAATATATCTCCTGCACTAATATTCGCATCACTACTAAAATCTTCAACAATTTTAGAATTGTCTGTCAATTTTATAGAACTTATCTTGTGTAATGGTAATCCCATGTTATCCTTTTCTTGATACTAACATTATAAACTTTAATAAAAATTCCAACATGGAATTCTCCTTCACTTTTGGCACCATTGCTAATATCTCACTAACGGCAAATAAAATAGCCATTACATATACGCCATTGGCTGCCCAAAATACTTCAACTAATAAAAGGATTGCAGTAATAGTCATAGTTTTAACGTCTAAAAGCGTCGGCTATAGTGTTTAATGCTGGTTTAATGTCTTTACGCCAATAATTGCGACTCATTGCTTTTCTGGCAATATTAGAAGCAGTTCGTGTAATCGCTGGTTTCAAAGTGTTTTGATAATATTCACTACGTTGCGCCATTCGTGCTGCTTTTGCTTTATCCTGTTCTTTTTTTAGATTAGATTGATTAGTTTGTCTTTGTAGATTATCTCCGTTTAATAAATTACTATTATTCCATGTTTGATTATATGAATTTGGTGCATACGCGGTATTTATTCGTGCATTTACTTTATCTTGATTATAGTAATAGGGGTCATTTCCACTCCGCCAATCTGTTTTTTTATTAGTATATTCTCTTCCTGCAATTATATTGCCTGTACCCACTGTTGCTTTATTGGGAATAATATTTCTAGTTGGACTAACAGCATTCCTCACCGCATTAACTCCACCACTAACAGCATTAACCCCACCACTAACAGCATTTTTTGCTCTAAATAGTGGATTATTAATTTTTGCATTTCTGTTTCTCAAATCTGCTCTAACTTTATTGGGGTCTGGGGAGTTAATCGTCTCCATCACAAACTCTTTCAATGATTTTTTAGATTTAACTTTATATAATGATGGGAAAAGAGTTTTCCCAGGGGTGCCATCTTTTTTTATTGTTGTAAAATTAGCACCAAGCAAAGGTTTTGGTTTTCCTGGTATAAATTTTCTTTGTTCAGCATAATCTGCGTAAGATTGCATATTTTTTTGAATTTTACCATTCATAACAGATTGTTCATGATTATTTATATTTGCTTTAGTTTCTTTATTAATTTTTTGTCTAATTTCATTATATGTTTGTCTTCCTTTTGTTCGCTGTTTTAGATCATAATTATCAGCATCTTTTTTGGTATAAGTATTATTCCATTCATCCGGAAGAACAATCTTTTTTATTTCGCCTCTAGGTTTCCAATCCGATGTGGTAAATCTAGGGATTTCTGATTTTGATGGGGGGGGTGATTTAATAGTAGATAATACACTTTTTACTCGTCTAGTATTAACATTATTTTTTATAGCTACTGCTCTCTCTATAGGAGTTTCCCAAGGATCTTCGTTTGAGACTTTTTTTTGAAATCTTAATTCAGGAGTATTTATTTCTTTGCCCCAATGATCTTTTGCTTCTATATCTTCATCTGGTGACACAGGAGGGGTGCCATATGGTTTAATATTCAATTTAGTAGAAATTGCCTGAACCAATGTCTTAGCCACAGGACGTGTAGTATTATCAACACCACTTGTCATATAATTTTCCCGCTTCATACGGCGATCCCCAGGTTGTGCTGGTTCTGTAGTCAAATCAACCAATGATGGTTTCTTGGAATTTCGAGAAGTCCGTTGGTTTGCTTCATTTATATATCCCATATATTGTTCAGATATTTTAGTTTGTGATTTGATTTTTTTGCGAATTGGTAACAAATTATTATTCATAGTAGGTTCAGGAGCATCCGGTGGTGTAGTTTCCCCCAATCGTCATCTGAACCTAAATCGTTATCAGATAATTCCAACTTCTTATTTATTAAATCTATCAATTTTGGAGCAATAGGTTTATTTGGGGAGATATGAGTCATATACACTTCACCAGATTTCATTACATTAGCTTCCTTCAGATATCTCATTTATCCTCCTTCATTTTATCATAAACTTTACTTTTCCAAGAACTCTTGGAACAAGATTTACAACCAAATTTGCCACAACTACAATCTGCTAATTTCATTGGCATTGGTGATTCATTCACATCACTAGCTACCATTGTTGATGCTTCTTCAATCAAAATATCGATATCTTCGCCAATCAAACTTTCCAATACCAAATATGTTTGTTCTGATGTTTCTTCATCACATAAGCACTCTATGATAAGTTTAATTGCATCATTTTCAATATTTTCGTGAATTATGTCTAATAGTTCCCAATCTAATTTCTCTAATAAGAAGTATTCTAATTCTTGATCGTCTTCAAAAATATCATATTCAACTAGATACTCAGTAATCTCTAAAAACTCTTCTTCTGTAATAAAGTTTTTAATATCTGATTCTGCCAACTCTTCTCCATATAGTTTGCGCTTAATGCCCCCAATAACATTTTTTGCTATAGATTTAGATTTTTTGCCAATTGTGGATATTAGTGAGGACGGTTTAACTTTAGCTTTACCTAAACTATTCTTTAAAGAATCGGCAAATCCTTGTCCATCATCATTATATGTAGTGATACCAGTTCTGGTATTAGTCAATTGTCCCGCAATATGAGGGGTTTTGTGTGTATATTTATCTTTAAATCTACCATCGTTATTAGGATCAGAAATCATTTTTGTAGAAGTAAGTGCGCCACGATACGCAGCATCTCTACTGAGTTCAGATGATCTTAAAGAAGCAGTGTCTTTAAACATTGCCCCCTTGTCAGAATATGTAGTATTTCTATTTCTATCAGTTACTTGACCCCGCACATGAGGAATAATTGGTGTATATGTTTTGGAAGAATTAGAAGATGCCGAAGTTCTAGGTGTAGGTATAAGAGAATGTTGATTCCCAGGTATTGCTCTACCTAATGGTTTAGCTAATGGTTTATCGTCAATTTGTGGTACAGAACTTTTACCTCCCATTCGATCTTGAGTGGGAGTATTTGTACCACCATTAGTACTACGTGAACGATATGGTTCTACTATACTTTCCGATTTTCTTATTTTTTTTGTTCTTGTAGAAGATGGTGATGTCTCAGATGCAGTAGCTAATATTCCACCATTTTGTCTAAAAGCACTATTATTTTTTTTGATATCTAATGGTTTTGGTGGAGTAACACTACCATATATATCTCCCCCATAATAAGGATTATTGTCTCTATTAATTTTAGATAATTTATCTATACCACTATCTATACCAGCATCCAGTCTTTGGGCAATAGTCATAAATCTATTACTTTTGCCCCCAGTATTACCAATATAATTATTTGGATATCGTGTACCAAATTTTACAGCAGTATCCAACGCAGTATTAGTGTCCGTAATATTGCGTCTTTCTTTTGGTGACATCTTGGCACCAGTCTTTTTAAGTTTGGAACTTCTGGCTTCTTTGGTAAGAGATTTAAGTTCCTCTTCATGATCGCCATCTTCATCAGATATTTCACTAATAATAGTAGCATATTCTTCACTAGTCATATCTTCCAAAATATAATTGTCAATATCTTCCAAATTATCAAAGATCTCATTTTCGTATAACCAATCTTTAATGAATTCTAATTGAGTATCAAAGTCCTCTTTCATCACTTCATCGTATTTTTTTTCTAATGCTGCTTCTCTTTCTGCGGCACTTATTTTTTTAGGTTTATATCTAGCAACTATTTTGTTTTCAGCTTTCTCTGCATCTCCGTCAGTTTTTAACTTATCTAATATATCATTCGCAATTCTACCTCTTTCTGGAACATTACTTCTAGGTTTAGTTGTTGTTTCTGTTGGAGCAACAACAGACTTTTTACTAGGGCGAGGAGATAGAATCATTCGATCTAAAATGCCACCAACATTAGATCCCTTTTGTTTAAGTGCGTCTTTATTCTCTTTACTCATTGGCGGAGGAGATAATACTTTATCCACTGCACCATATACTCTAGACACCTTTTCCTTAGCCGCCGCAGTATCCTTTCTGCTTCTTGGAGCAGGGGATAAAATTTTATCTACTTTGCTATAAATTCGTCCAGCTTTATCCTTGGCATCACTAATTTTTTGCCCAGCAGCCTTTGTAGCTGCACTATGGCGACCATAGGCATCCCCCAAAGCATTTGTTGTAGATTTTACTTTACTGCCAATATTTTCTAATTTATCTTTCAATGCCTTTGTTGCATTGTCATGACGAGTATAAGCATCCCCTAACGTATTAGCTATATTGGGTGATTTATATGCTAATTCCAAATGTGCATCACTTACTGCGCCTTTAATTTTTTTAATAAAATCCCCCACACCTTCATCAAATATATAATTTTCCATAATCAATGATGGAGGAACTTCCCAGTCACCATCAATAATTTCTGAAATAATTAATACAAAATTTTTAAAATTAGTACCATCCAATACTTCATAATCACTTTCGGTCATCTCATTTAATACAAAATTCAAAAATTGATTTTCGTCAAATTCAACTAAAGAATTGATATTATTCACTACCGTTTCACATTCTTCACTAAATGTTCGTGTATTTTTCTGTATTAATTTTGATTTAATATAATCTTTTAAATTGCTACTTCCGACAACATTATAGATACCCAATTCCGGTACACTATACTTGCCATCATCTTCTTTATATATAGTAACCCCCATATACTCTCTCGTAGATTCATTGAGAGCAATCGATTCAAACATAATATTTGCAATATTTTTTTCCGTGGGTTCTGTATACGCATCAATATAATCATAATAGTCATCCGTACCAATAGAATATAAATTTTCTGCTAGTCTAAATACATTCTGAACTTTTAGTAAACTGTGTGTAGGATAATCTAAGCAAAGTTTAGTGAGTAAAACGTTATCTGTCATTGTATTAAATTTATGTTTATAGTTATATTTATAGTTTTTTTGTAACTCGCACAGGAGCAAAAATGAATTTTGCACTATGTAAAAATGCTTGAGTTTTCAATAATGCTTCTTTTTGATTTAATGCTTCCACTTCAAAATTATGTATCCTAGATCCGGTGGAGGATAATTGATATCGTACTGACCATAATGGTAATGATTGCTCACAAATAAACTCTACTAATGATTTCTTTTTCTTCTTTGGTAAAATTTTATTATTTGATATACCACTAGGTTGTCCTAATGGATCTGGCAAAGTTTCATCCTTTTGTACAGACAACCTATTGGTAGTGGCAATATTTTTAGCTATATCATTTTTTTTTATTGGTGTCAATGTCATACCATCAATACTTTTATGAGTAATATCACCATTTTTACTCGAATAAAATCCCCCACCTACATGAGATAGATTTATTTTTTTAGCAACATTCATCGCAGTAGTCGATTCAGTTATATACCCCATAATTATTAAATTTAATACTTTTAATATTCATATTTATCCGCATTTTTTTAAATACAAAAAACTCACCTAATTGTTTAGGTGAGTGAATTATTAAATTTAATAATTAATTTTTATTTTCACTCTCATTTACAGTGAACTGATTTTTATATCTTGCATCCAATTTATCTCGATTTGCTTTGATCACATCTTCTAAAGTAATACCTAGAATTTCTGATAATTGATTAATATAATGATAAATTTTTATCAACAACTCCATTAATGATGATTGGATCATAGGAGTATACGGTTTTCCTTGAAATAATAGTTTTTTCACGATATCTAAATATTTACCAGCATTAATAGATATTTGTTGAACGATTTGCAATTTAGTTAAAGAATCATTATAAACAACATCAACATAATTGCGGGAAGTGTATTCAAGAAGTTTAATATCTAATGCTGTAGCAGAGACATTTAAGTAATAATAAACGTCCCCTAATTCATCAACAAGTTTTTCTGGATATGTTTTTAATACTTCCTCTAATAATTCCGCAGACTCACTAGATTGTCCAATTGCTCCACAAATTAGTTTTGGAAAAAAATCATAATCATATTCAGAAATAGTTTCTATTGCAGTTATAAATTCAAACAAGTCTTTACTGGCACTAGATAATTTTTTGTCAACTACATAAGATTGATATTCGGAAATGTGAGTCATAGTATTTAATTAGTGAGTGATCTCGATATCAATATGTTAACATAGTTTACTCAATATATCTACTTACTTGTTTTTTATTTTTATTGAGACTGATTACTACTTCTCTACCTTCTACATCTATAAATTCTGATTTATCTCCAGAATCATTATATTCAACATTCACATCATAAAATGTCATTTTTGGTTTATCTAATCCTAATATAAATTTTTTAGGTTTACCCACATCTGCATATCTATTTTTAATTTGGCAACATAGTATCTGTTCCAGTTCTGCTAATGATTCATTAGTCACCAATGCTAAAATAAAATCAGCCACCATAGCCAACGCATACGAATCAGCAATATCTGCCATATCTGGTGAGGTATTGCCACTACCTGAACGATTTAATTGAATTGCGCTGAGTACAGGAAGATTTCTTTTCTGTGCTAATGAACGCAATTGTTCTGCTATACACTTTACTCTTTCGTACGAATTACTATTACTACTATTTGTAGAGGACGCACAAATATTAAGATAATCAATAATGATTATATCAGGATGAAAGCTTTTCTTAATTGCTAATTCATCAATCAACGCATTAAAATTTCCCGCATGAGCAGTAGAAATTGGATATTCTTTTATATACAATTGTCCTAATGTTTTTTGTTTTATTTTGTTAAATTTATTAAGATATGCGTCTTTAGTTCCACTATATAATGTATTAATATTCACCTGCATTAAATTTGCATCGATTCTTTGGCTAATAGCTTCGGCACTCATCTCTAATGTGACAAATAGTACATTTTTACCTTGCTCTAAACACTTAGCTGCATGATGACACAACATGATACTATTATGAGTCAATTTAAACCCAGTAGTCACGTATAAATGATCCTCTGCATCAACTGTAATACAAACTTGCTCTTCCTGATAATCTTCCTTAGTGATGGATGTAATATTAGTTCTAAACTTACTATTACAAGGATTCCATGCTGTGTGAAGTTTATATGGACATACTGGCATAACAAATTTAATACTGGCATGAAATCCACTACTATAATACCCAGCATTTTTAGATAATACTATCGGCTGACAAACTCCACCAAGAGATCGAATTAAATTTTGTACTAAAATCAAAATGTCTTTAGAATCACATGAAAATTTATTATATTTCATAAAATTAGAATCTAGGATACCGCTTAGCAGTTCTAACCTAGAATTATAATCCCAATTCTGCCAGTTAATTGTTGTTATTGGCAAATGTTTATTACCAAGTTGATAAGCGTTCCAGTTAGTATATTGTCTTAATTTTGTATGTATATCTGTCAGGGAATAAAACATATTACCTGAAATTGTTATAGGTGCAGGTGTTCCTAATACAGTTTCTAATAATTCCTGTAGTTTCTGTTGGTATTGTTTATAACACACTACTCTTACGGTATCTGAAACAAATCGACCACCTAAAATAAAATATCCTAGTGCATAAGCATAAATAATATTTTTCCCACCCTGTATTCCCACAAATGTAGGCAAAGCATATTTGTAAGATTTAGTATATTTTCCAGTTCTTTTTTGAATATTATTGTATAATCCACTATCAATCAGTTCTTGTGTAGTTTTAGTAACTAAATTTTTACTACCATTTGTATGTACAGACCATAGATGGTCTTTACCACAACGTATATCTACCCCATCCATAGTCTTTACTGTATATACATCCTGTACTCCTTGAGGATGAATAGCTAATACTTTGATAGGAAGACCAGCAGAACCAATCACATAGTCACCAGGACGAATAGCACCCATAGTAGACCATCCTAGAGGGGTTAGAACTGGTTCTGAGACTGGTTGCATTTTGCCAGTCGAAGCTGAGGCAACGATCAGATTTAATGTTTTTCTGGCTAATCCGTTATTAGTTATATTGTCTAGGTGTTTCAGACCAAATGGTATTTTATCAGTATCGACGGTATTGTAATAGTCATATCGTTCTTCTGCGGAAGTCAGGTATTGAACACCAACATCAGTGGAAAATGATACTGCTAATGCCTTTGATAAAATATCAGGGATTGCATCTACGGGTTTATTGGGGTTAGTCCCATCTTGAATCTCAATTGATTCTACAATTGCCAAGTAAACTGCACGCTCCTTACAAAATTTTTCGGTAGCATCAGTTAACCAATCTAAACTATATTCCGTCTTGCACAATTTGTTTAGATTGGATTCAATATCTTTAGCTAGTGGGGCAGTGATATTTGTTATATTCAATGCTTCTATAGCCAACACTTCTATGGTTGGACAACTACTATATTTTTCAAAATGAGTATTAATCATAATAAAAATATTTTTAGTGCCAGGACTAGTAAAGTATTCCTGTTTTAAAAAGGTAATGACTTTACTAGTATATACTCGGTCAAACACCAATGCAGACAAAATTAAAAGTTCCAAATCCATAATTTCAATATATTGACTTTCAATAATTATAACACAAACTATTCAATATTGTTAGTTTTATTCAGCATAAACTAACTTATATTTCTTTTCTACAAATTTTTTAAACTTATCACATTCTAACAATCCAGTTAAAATAGTTTCTAGTTCTGTAGAACTAGATCTCATTTTACTACCAATCGGTTCTCCATCTTCACCCACATAGGTATACCAACCACCTCCCTGTTTAATAGCACCAAATTCTACTGCTAACTCTAATATTCCTGATAAACGTTGAATGCCTTTATCATATAATACATCAAATGATAACACTTTTCCCTCTTTAACATATCTTGACTTAAAAATATTAAGATTGAAAGTGAATCCTTCTAGTTCTTGACCATCTTTGATCTTAGTTTTGGTGATAATAAATGCAGTATTTGCGGCATATATGATCCCATTGCCCCCCCCCATTTTGGCTGGTGTGTATTGATCCATTGATTCGTAAATATGATTAATTACAATCATAGGAATATCTTTCACGTTTAGTTGCGGAGTAATCAATCTAGCTACTAAATTGATTGCTTTTGGTCTGGTAAGATCAGCAGTATTCTTATTTGCTGTGGTATCTTCGATAGTTTTATTACTAGCCAATGCACCAAGACTATCTAGGAGCATAATACACTTATACCCACGCTCAATATTATCTAATAGTGCATATGCTTGATTCTTAAATTCCTCTACGCTAACTACTGGAATATGAACTACTCTTGTTGTATCTATTCCAACAGATGTAAAATAATCCATACTCGCCCCATGCTCCGCATCAAAAAAGAATAAAGGTGCTTCTGGATACTTATCCATATAAGCCTTAGCACACGTCAGCGATAATACCGTCTTATAAGATTTGCTTGCCCCTCCAATAAGAGTCAACCCTGTTTGAAGTCCGCCATCTAAAGAACCAGACAATGCAACATTGATGATTGGAATGTCAGTAGCAATCAGTTCCCGCTCACCATAATACACGGAATCGCCTAAAAATGCAGCACCTTTATTGTTAATAGATTTGAGAAGGTCTTGAGTAGTTTTCATGATTTAGGAATATATAAAGTAATCAGGTTGTGGTAGTCGGTCAGTGAATTCAATCCGATCAAACAATTCTCGTTTGATGTCGAAAGCGTCATCATAATACTTGAATATATTTTCGGATTCCGGCAACCACATCACTACCGTAGTATAATCTCCAGAAAATCCTGTGATAAATGATGGATATTTTGGATTAAATTTTAATGGGCGAGGATCAGCCAATTCTTTTGTTTTCAGGGTATGCTTGACCCATTTAATTGATGATGGATCACGTTCTAATAAACTAGTCACAATTTTTCTGTAATAAAGGGATGGGTTGAACAGTTTTGAATTCATCAAATACTAAATCGACACAGTAATTATCATCAATTATTTTTTGTATATTAGTAGTTGATTTATCTGGAAAAAAATAATTGTTCAGTTAGTAAACCAGTAGTATTATTGTGGCTAAAATCCAATATATAATGATCTACTTTATCATTAACCAACATAGCCTTGAATTTACTAATTTTCCCATAAATATTGTTTAATTTTGCAGGTATCTTAACAAAATTATTAATATTAATACTGGAATCAACTTGTTTATACAAAATAACAGTTGACATACCTCCCTGTGCTAAAGCATCGCTTCGCTCAGGGATTCCTTTGCGTTTCTCAGAACAATTGCTATCTAATTACCCCTTACGGGGTTACTATTTAGTCTTACCTGCTCTCACCGCACATTTATAGTCGTGCCCATGACCGATGCCGACTTTTTTCCATTTTGATTGATATAGAATATTGTAAACTTGGTTTTTGTTTAGTTTATTCTATGTATATATTATAGCGGAGAAAATATAGAAAGTCAAGGAGTAATTAGGAGAAAGCCGTCCTTCAGGACGGGGTTTTTACCCAAATCTCCGATAATTATAATTATAATTATAATACTATTAATTGTTATTGTCAAATCAATTCATTATTATCATCACACAAATCATCATTCGTACCACAACCAGCACCACACATCCAACCAATTATTTCATCACCATTAGTTACGAGCATTTTTTTATCTGAGGATGGACTAAAGTTTCCAAATTGAATTCCACAATAAAAACAACAATTTTTAGGAACATTTTTTATAGAATTTGAATTTTTTGGACTAGTATTCTTAATAATCTTCTACCCCTACTTCCACATCATCCACATACAATGTATTCAATATAGCAGTTGCATCTTCGTCTTGCTCATCTGCTAAAATATCAGGATATTGTGGATGCTTTAAATACAATTCAGTCAACTCATCATTGGGTGTATATATAGTGAGTATATTTGCAGAATTTAATATTGTATTATTCTCATCTGAATGGAAGGGATACTTTATTAGTTCCATACCATAATCCACACAATAGCTATTCTGAATAATCAATGCTGGTTCATCTTCCAGTATACTCACTTCTCCGATTAGCAATCGACGGGTAATTAATTCTATGACTTTTAGCATGATATTAGTACCATTAATTCTTGTGCTAGTGATGTAAATGATTCTTTTTGCCAATCTTCGTATCCTTCCCACACATATTCTATATCTCCATATTGATCGAACCAATATGGATAAGTAATCTCATAAAGAGTATACCCAAGTTCTTCATTAGAAAATTCTAAATTTTCTACAATATGACGAATCATCAAATCGATAAACTCGGTAGCAATAGTTATCAATTCTAATTGCTCCCATTCCTGCATATAATCCCAAGAAACATTACTCAACCAACCATGACATTCTTCTACTACTTCTGATAAAAATTTTCCATACCCTTTAGGATCTAAATTATAGTGTTCTTGACTTTTTTTCATTACTGTTAAAGTTAATCAACTAGTTTTAGTTTAACATTAATTTGATTAAATGTCAAATCGATAAAGCTTTATCTAGTAAAGATTTATATTTATCTTGTAATTTTTCAATATACCCCAAATTTCTAAGAGATTTTACTGTCAAATTTTCAATAGAAAATTCCCCTACTCTCGTCAATCCAATTGTTCTCATATTCTTTAATTTAGTTTTTAATTTTCGCATTTCTTCTATACTGTCTGTATTATCAATCTTCTTAATATACGATTCTATTTTAGAAATTAGTTTAGGATCATTATAATCAATCTCTACCTGTTGTGGTTTAATTAAAAATTTATTTTGAGTTAATGAATAAATCCCCTGTCCTTTTGGTGATAGTTGGGAAACATCCTGTACATATAACTCAACTGGATACCCTTCTATAGTAATAGTGTGATTATCTGTAAATAATTCTTTCTTATCTTTATAGTAATCTGCAAGATCGATATCGCCACCATTGATTGTTCTAAAATCAATAATTATATGTACATCTATATCAGACAATTCTGTATAATTATAGTGGGCATTAGCACCAACCAGATAATAGTCTATTATCTGTTTTTGTGATATATTACAATCTATTGCAAATAAATTAGCTATCTGAATCAACTTATCCCTAATTTGTGATTTCAATTTGTTATTCGTGAATAACTTAGGATTCAGTACAGAATGATATCTCAACGTCTGAATATATTCCTCTAAAAGCATAGTTTATTATGATTATATACTAGTAATCATATTTATGAATTCCGTGCGTTATAGAGCATTTTGGGGCACTCTCAGCACATATTAATAATCACTCCCCATACAAGTTAGAAAGTGATTATTAAATTTAATAAATTTAATTTTGTAGTAAACTATATTTTGTCTCTAACGACCAATTAACTTTTTGTGAAGTTGGTAAAACCACGATCCCCCGTGTATCAACCTTCTCTGAATATTCTGGACGCATAACTACAGGAGTAATATAATTCCATTGCGTCAATAATGCAATAATAGATTGACGGCGGCGAAGATCTTCAGTGGAAAAGGTAGAACCATTACCGCGCAAAGCAAACAATTCTTTAAAGTGTACTAACCAAAGTTTGTCATCCATTTTGAGAATATGGCAACTCTGATAAAGTGTTTTTTGGTCTTTAGATACCACGCCAATTCTAGTAAGAATCTCGTAGACCTTTTTATAATTAGAGGTTTTTGGTAAAGTAATCTCTACCATCATTTCTTCCGACCAATCTACAATAGATGGTCGAGTATATGGAGGGATGATTTCTGTAGATTGGTCGGAACTATTTTTTTCTGCTACTGCTGATGTCATAACAATTTCTAATTTCCGTAAGTTGCTGTGGGGTTAAAAGTTCTAATGAGATGACCGCCTTATCTCTGCTGTAAGAGTAAAATTCCATAATCAAATCAATATCAGGATTAGTTTGAGTTTTTATCCACTTATTGTATCTAGTCTTTCTTGGGATAATACTTATTAGATAATCATATGCTACTGCTGGTTCTATCCCAGTTCGTAGATTTAATTCATTAACTAATAATAGTGTATCTATCCCGTTCAAGCATTTTAACACTGAATATAATGGATATTTTTTATCTTCGCTATTCCTGATAATATTTTTCTTATTTACATTTATATCCTTCAGCAAATCGGTAAGAGAATGTGCCATTTTATTTATTTCGAGTCAGTCATATACTATTATAATAGATTTATATTAAATTGTCAAATAGAGGCAAATATTAATGTATTCAAGGTTTGCTCAAAATCAATGACATTATTAGTAACAACTTTTTCTGTCACATAGTTAATTTCATTCAATGCTATCTTGGTAGTTATAATACTATCGGTAATATTACTGTATTTGATGGCTGTTTCATAATCAACTACTCCAATAGAATTTTCTGTAGAATCCATCATAATCATATGATCGAATGTTTGGTGAGATATGGGTTCCGATTTTCTGTAAAAGTTCTTTAGTATTATTTCTTTAGTACAACCATTTCTGGATTTAGAAAACATCTTTTGTCTGGATTTACACTCGTAGCGAATATTATCATTATCAATAAAGTCACATCCATTCATTGAGTCGCCCACATATTTGAGTTGCCCACCAGAATGCTTTGATAATGCTAATTCTATGATCTCGGTTCTTAAACATCTGCGCTGATTATTAGTCATTTTTGCAGTAGATGCCACTACATTAAAAATACTCACCCAGTCAAACTTACTGAAATCTACCATTTATCATACTTACGTTGCATTACATAAGTATTTAGCAGGGTTTTATTCGTTTATCTAAAAAAAATTCCTACTTTAATTAAAGTAGGGCACATATATATCAATAAATTAACATATATAAAAATATCCCTATCATTAGGGATATAAAAAATAATAAATAAATTTTACTTGTTTAACCACCTGACATCGGGATCATAGGCTATCGACACGATCATAGCAAGATAGTTGATTTCTTGATCGACAGCAAAATTTGCTTTATGTTGATAATCAGCTATGATCAAAATACATTGAGCAATCCCAGCATCCTCTAAAACCAATCTTAACGCATCATATAGTAAACGATAAGAGTTAGTGAGATGATTGTTGTGAGTAGATACCCAAATGCGGATCTGCTCAAATTTTTTATTTCTCATCAATTCAACTAATTGAGTTATTTTATCATTAGTAGTTATAATGAAAGCAGAACCATCTAACACCCCACCTACAGAATGCCTTTGTACTTCATTAAATATTTTGCGAATATCAGGAAATAAATTCTTTACTAGTGAGATTAACACAGGTTTTTCAAAAGAAATATTTTCTTCATTGAGAACAAATTCTAATCGCTTATAAACCTCGATCATCATTTGCTTCTTTTCTTCTTTTGGTATCACATACTCAATAGTACTACATCTTGAAATGATGGCTGGGAGAATTTTATTATAATTATTTGCCGTAAATACAAAAATAACATTAGATTGAAATTCTTCAATTACCCCTCTTAAACATAACTGTACGTTATCTAATGTATTGTCAAACTCATCCAAAATAACAACTTTCTTTTTTGGTGAGTCATTCAGCATCGATACAGACGAACAAAATTGCACAACCTTATCTCTGATAGTATCTAGATAACGTCCCTCATTACTCCCATTCACGAACAATAGATCCATTCCTAAATCTCTTACTAATGCCTTAATACTCGAAGTTTTGCCAACACCTGGCGGAGATGTAAGGATCAAATTAGGAATATTGCCAGTATTTCTATATTCTATAAATACTTTCTTGATTTCTGATGGTAAAATGCACTGATCTACAGTTCTGGGTGCATATTTCTCTACAAACAAATACTCTTCCATTTTTTTCGATTGTGGGATTAATTTACAAATATACTCTGAGAGGTGACTAGAATGCCTCACCTTAGGTGAGGCAAATAATGTTGTTATTTTCTGTGCCAATATTCTACAATATATTCAAAAAAATCCAAAATATTAATTAACAATATCTCCAAAAGTGCTATGGTACCACAAAACATAACCAAAAGTAGACAAATGCCAATTGCAGTACTAAACATTAATTAAATTAAGATAGGTTTATATTATTATTTTAACACACATTTCTATTATTACAAATTTTAATATTCTTGTCATCACAAAATAATCCAATTATAATCAGTTTTGTACATAATATCTTCCCACCCGTCATGCTCAATTATCCTAAAGTCTGTTGCTTCCTCTACTTCTATTACTTTTAAATTATCACCGCCGCCCCAATAACCATCTGCCCACATTTCTTTAGCTTTATTTTCAATATCTGTTGATGAAGTATTGGCTTCAACCATAGCAATAATAGTTGGGTCAGTAAGACATTCTTGGTTGGCTGGGTTCCATGTACTCCAGCCAGCACCATATCCATTAGTTATTAATATTTTTTTCATTATTTGTTAAAATTTTGGAATTGTGTACTACATTGACAATATAGTATCGAATAATATAGACATTTAAGTCTTTACTACTCATTTGTAAGTTTTTATCCTTACTGGGTGTACTACTAAACCCTCTATCCCATTGCTGAACACGTTTGGGATTGCTTTTCTCATGATAT